ATGCTCAACGGCAGAACGTCGGCCTATCCCGGCACATCCAAGCGGCTTTACATCAGCACCCCGCAAGTGCAGGGCACCAGCCGGATTGAAATGCTGTGGCAGAAAAGCGATCAGCGCCGGTATTTCGTTCCGTGTCCGCACTGTGGCCACATGCAACACCTGCAATGGAGCGGCCTGAAATGGAGCGCGGACGGGCGTGAGGTCTGGTACACCTGCCAGGACTGCGGCGCGCACATCGACGAGGCGGCCAAAACCGGAATGATCCGGCGCGGCGAGTGGCGGCCCACCAACCCGGATGCTGGCGAGCGCAGCCCGTGCGGCTACCACATCAACTGCCTGTACTACCAGTTCGGCCTAGGGCCGCGCTGGTCGGACATGGTAGAGCTGTGGCGCGAGGTGCAGGGCGACCCGGCGCGGCTCAAAACGTTTGTCAACGACAGGCTTGCCGAGCCGTGGGAGGACGCGGCCATGCGCGCCGTGCGGCACAACGCCATTGCGGATCGCGCGGAGCCGTACCCGATGCGCACCGCGCCGGACGGGGTGCTGATGCTAACCGCCGGGGTGGACACGCAGGACAATCGGCTGGCGGTGCAGATTGTGGGGTGGGGCCGCAATCTGGCATTTTGGACGCTGGACTACATCGAGCTGATGGGCGACCCGGCGGGGGATGCGGTGTGGGGGGCGCTGGCCGAACTGCTCAACAAACCAATTGAGCACGAGCGCGGCGGAGTGCTGCGCATCGAGGCGGCTGCGTTTGATGCCGGTGGGCACCGCACCGAGGCGGTGAAATCGTTTGTGCGCGAGCGCCGGGTTCGGCGGCCCATGGCGATCTTTGGCGCAATCCCGAACAACGCGCCGATCCTGAGCCGGGGCAAGATGCACGATGTGGACTGGAAAGGCCGGGGCGATAAAGGCGGGGTGCTGGTGCATCACGTCGGCACCGTGGGCGCGAAACATTGGCTGTATTCCCGCCTGAGCGCGGACGCTGACAAAGAGCCGATCACCCGACTGACGCATTTCAGCGACCAACTGCCGCCTGAGTTTTTCAGCGGCCTGGTGAGCGAGGTTTACAACCCGAGCAAAAACCGATTTGAGAACAAACGCGGCGCGCGCAACGAGCCGCTGGACACGTGGGTGTACGCCTACGCAGCGGCGCATCATCCCGAACTGCGCCTGCACCGCGCCACCAAGGCCGACTGGGACAGGATGGAGTCGCGCATTGGATCGGCGGCTGGATCATCGCCAGCGGCAGCAGAGCCGATCAAAACGACCGAGCCAATCGCCAGGCCGCCGATTTATTCAGCAAACCGCAACCGACAGGGAGGCAATGCACGATCATGGTAGGCAAACCCAACACCAAACTGCAACAGGTGCAGATCAGCGACGACCTGCTGGAGTACACGCTGCGCTGCGCTGCGCAGCTTTCCCCGGCGCTCGGGTCGCATGAAATCCAAGCCATCGAGGCAGCGGTGCGTGAGCTATTCGGCGGCAGTCGGGTGTACGTGGCAAAGCGCGGCGGCTGCGGTAGCGAGCGCAATGACGCAATCCGAGCGGCATACGCGCGCGGCGAACGGGTGGAGTTGATTGCCAGGCGGCACGGACTGAAAAAAACGCGGGTGTATCAAATACTTGGATTCCAGTTTTTGGCTTGAATTTGTAGGCCTGCTGGCGACAATGGCAAGACCATAGCAGGAGCCTCAAAATGCCCGTGATCTACCCCAGCGCCGTGCGAGTCGCACGCATGACAGCGGTTGCAACCGCCGCAGCCGGTAACTGGCAGTGCGGCGGCAACTGAGGCAGCCGAGCCGGACACCGCCAGCGCGACTGGATTTGTGCGGGTGCTGGGCAGCGCGGCAGCTATCGAGGTTGGCGCAGACACCGCTGACGCTTTGGGGCCAGTGCAGATTTTCATCCCGGACAGTTTTATCGGTGAGTCGATATTCGTCGGCCACACCCAGCCGCTGACGCCAAAAGAGCAGCGCATCGGTCTGCAAAACTTACCGAAAACCCACAGCCGCATTGGAGGGCGGCAACTTTGAACCTATCCCAAATCATCGCAGGCGATACGCTCAATTTCGCCACGCAGGTACCGCAGTTCCCGGCCATCGCCGGGTGGCAATTGAGCTACGTACTGGCACCACAGGCGCAGGTTCCGGGCGCGGGGCCGATCACGCTGGCCAGTACGCCAGACACGGCCGACCCGGCGCAGCACCGCATACAAGTCGGGGCCAGCATCACGGCGCAATGGGTGGCGGGGTCCTACGGATGGACGGCATTTGCCAGCCGCACCGGCGAGCGCCACACGCTGGCGCGCGGCACCGTCTCGATCCTGCCAAACCCGGCCACGGCCAGCCTCATGGACACGCGCAGCGCGGCACGGCGGGCGCTTGATGCGGTCGAGGCGTATCTGGCCGATCCGAAAAACCTCACGGCGGCGAAATACCAGATCGCAGGCCGCAGCCTAGACAGGTACCCGCTGGCTGACCTCTGGAAACACCGCGACCGGCTGCGCATGGAAGTGCGCGGCGAGGATGCAGCCGAGCGGCTGGCCGCCGGCCTACCTGATAACCGGCGCGTGTACGTGCGCTTTGGAGCGTGATCATGGCAAATATCCTACAACGCGCATGGCAGCGCATCACCGGCCAAACGCAACAAATGCAACAGCGCCGGTTTCAGGCCGCGCAGCATAGCCGCCTGCACGCCGGGTGGCTGGCGACGACGACCTCGATCAACGAGGAACTGCGCGGCGACCTGAACCGGCTGCGATCACGTGGCCGTGACCTCATCAACAACAACGACTATGCGCGCAAATTTCGCGGCATGGTACAGGACAACATCATCGGCCCCGGCGGGGTGCGCCTGCAATCGCGGGTAGAGGATCGGCCAGGCGTATCGGACGCGCTGGCCAGCGACGCCATCGAGGCGCACTGGGTCGAGTGGCAAAAAGTGGCCGATGTGACAGGCCGCCAGCATTTCCGCGATCTGTGCGCAACGCTGGTGGGTGGCCTGCCATCGGACGGTGAACTTCTGGTGGCCATCGTGCGCGGGCCGCAGGCCGGTAATGCGTACCAGTTCGGCTTGCAGGTCATCGACGTAGACAGGATCGACACGCAGTACAACGGGCGGCACGGCGAGAACCTGGTCGTCATGGGGGTGGAGATCAACGAGGTGCGCAGGCCGGTGGCGCTGCACCTGTTTGCGGGCCACCCGAGCGACGGAGCGAACAGCAACCGGCAGCGGATGCGCGTTCCGACAGCCGACCTCATTCATGCGTTCAAGGTCGAGCGCGGCGAGCAGGTGCGCGGCGTGCCTTGGATGTCGTCGGGGATGGTGAGCCTGTTTCACCTGGGCGAGTTCAAATTGGCGGCTCTACTCGCAGCAGAGCACGGCGCGAACCATTACGGGTTTTTCACCACACCCACCGGCGAGCCAGCAATCGGCGGCGCGGATGTGTCCAGCGACGGCGCGCAAATCTCGATCAGCCAGCCGGGCATATTTGACACGCTGCCATCCGGCACCTCGTTTCAGGCCTACGACTCGAAATATCCCGAAACAAGCTTCGGGCCGTTCGTCAAAACCACGTTGCAGCGCATCGCCAGCGGCTGGGGCGTGGCGTACCACAGCTTGGCCAACGACCTCGAAGGCGTGTCTTTTTCGAGCATCCGCAGCGGCACGCTGGAGGAGCGCGACCGATGGATGGGGGATCAGGAATGGTTTATCAGCGTTTTTATGGAGCCGATTTTTGCGGCATGGCTGGAATGGTGCCTGTTGCGCGGGGCGATCAACCTGCCAAACGGCAGCAGCCTGCCAATCGAAAAGCGCGCCAAATTCGCAAAACACGAATGGCAGGCGCGGCGCTGGGACTGGGTTGATCCGAAAAGCGACACCGAGGCCAACATTCTGAAAGTCAAGGCCGGCCTGATGTCGCCGCAGGATTTGTGCGCGGCGATGGGCTACGACTTCGAGGACACGCTGAAAGCCATCGCGCAAGCTCAGGCGCTGGCCAAACAGCACGGCGTGGCGCTGAGCGCTTACGACGGATTGCCGGGTGCGAACTCAGGCGGCACTTCCGCCGCCGTGTAATTTTTGGCTTGAAACTGGAAATCCCGCAATGGAAAATCCCCGCATGAACACCGAAGCCATCCCCGCATCACTGCGCAGCAAAGTGCCGGACTGCAAGGCAACGCGCGCGCTGTCTGTCGAGCGCAGCGCGATAGACGAAACCACGCGCACGGTATCGTTGGCGTTTGCGAGCGAGACGCCCTACGAGCGCTATTGGGGCGTCGAGATTTTGGACGTATCTGCAACTGCGATGCGTCAAACGCGCATCAACTCTGGCGCTAATTTGCTGGTCGATCATGACACGCGCGACGTAGTGGGCGTGGTCGAATCTGTGGACATGGGTGCCGACCGGGTAGGTCGGGCCGTGGTGCGCTTTGGCAAAAGCGCACGCGCCGAGGAGGTCTGGCAGGACGTGCGCGACGGCATCCGCCGCAACGTGTCGGTCGGCTACATCATCCACGGCGCGAAACTGGTCGAGAACCGCGACGGGGTGGACACCTACCGCGTGACCGATTGGGAGCCGCTGGAAATCTCGCTAGTTTCCGTACCCGCTGACGCAACCGTAGGGGTAGGTCGCAGCGCCGAACCCGAACCCAAATCGAAACCCATTCCGGAGAAAATCATCATGACAACCGAAATCACCGAGCGCAACCATGCTGTGGAAATCAGCAAAATGGGCGCATCCATCCCCGGCGGCGCAGAGCTGGCCATGTCAGCTATTCAGCGCGGCCTGACGGTCGAGCAATTCCAAACCGAAGCCATTGCCAAACTCGCCAGCAAGCCGGTGCCGACTGCTGACATTGGCATGAGCAAGCGCGAGGAACGCAGCTACAGCCTGGTGCGCGCCATCAACGCACTGGCCAACCCGCAGGACGCAGCCGCACAGCGTGCCGCAGCGTTTGAGCGCGAGTGCAGCGAGGCCGCAGCCGCAGTGACTGGCAAACAGGCGCGCGGCCTGATGGTGCCGAGCGAAATCCAGAAGCGCACCCTGATTGCAGGCACGGCATCGCTGGGCGGCAACTTGGTGCAAACCGATGTGCTCGCCGGATCGTTCATCGACATTTTGCGCAATGCGATGGTGCTCAACGGCCTGGGCGTGCGGTTTATGTCCGGTCTGGTCGGCAACGTGGCCATCCCCAAAATGACGGGGTCGGCTACCGCGTTTTGGGTGGCAGAAAACACCGCCGTCACCGAGTCGGCGCAGGCGTTTGCGCAAGTCACTATGACCCCCCGCACCTTGGGAGCGTTTTCCGAGATCAGCCGCAAACTCCTGCTGCAATCGAGCATCGACGTTGAAAATCTGGTGCAAACCGATCTGGCGACCATGCTGGGTCTAGCCATTCAGAACGGCGCGCTCAACGGCACCGGTGCGTCGAACCAGCCGTTGGGCCTGATGACGGCGGTTGCACCCAACGTCATCGGCGGCGTCAACGGCCTGGCACCGACGTGGCAGCACATCGTGAGCCTGGAGTCTGTGGTGGCCGCGGCCAACGCCGACGTGGGCAACATGGCCTATCTGACCAACGCAACCACGCGCGGCCGCCTGAAAACAACCTCCCGCGTGTCCGGTCAAAACGGCTTCATCTGGGAGGCTGGCGACACCCCGGTCAACGGCTACCGTGCCGCAGTCACCAACGCCGTGCCGAGCAACCGCGCCAAGGGCACTGGCACCAACCTGTCGTCAATCCTGTTCGGAAATTTCGCCGACCTCGTGATCGGCATGTGGGGCGGCATGGACTTGACGGTTGACCCGTACACCGGCAGCCAGTCGGGTGTGGTGCGGCTCGTGGCCATGCAGGATGTTGACGTAGCGATTCGCAACCTGGAATCGTTCGGCCACATGAACGACGCCATCACGGTCTGACGCCATGTTTGCCGAAGACGCGAGCGTGTTTTTCAACGCCGACGAGCTGGCCGAAGCTGCAACCCTGAACGGGGTTGCGGTGGCAGGCGTGCTGCTGCCAGGCTACGACGACGCAACGCTCGACGGATTCGGCAGGGTGGCGGGTACGTCACCCACATTCACGCTGGCGTCATCGGCTGTGCCGAGCAAACCCGAGGGGCTGTTGCTGCAAATCACCAGCGGCCCCGGCGCGGCGACGTATCGAATCGGCAACGCCAAACACGACGGCAGCGGAATTTGCACCCTCGAACTTTTGAAAACTTAGGAGAGCATCATGACAGTACGCACTTCAGCAGGCACCACGCTGCGCATCGCAGTTGCTGCCCCGGCCACATTTGACGCCGCAGGCTACGGGTTGCTGTTCCCAACCACGCCAACCGCTGCCAACCCGATCATCGGCGAAATCACCGAGCTGGGCGAATTTGGCCGCGAATACACACTGGTCACGCATTCGCCTATCGGCACCCGCGTGATCCAAAAACAGAAGGGCGCGATCAACGCCGGCACGATGAGCCTGCAACTCGCGCTCAGCGAAGCCGATCTTGGTCAGATCATGCTCAAAGCCGCATCGCAATCCGACGCCGCGCATTCGTTTGCCCTTACGGCGCAGGGTGGCCGCCGGGTGTTTTTCCGCGCCATGGTTATGTCATTCACATCAAACCTTGGCGGTGTGGACTCGATTGCCAGCGGCAGCGTCACGCTCGAAATCACCGCCAATGCCGCCGGTGTGGATTTTGTCGAAGTCGCAGTCTGATAAGGGCCTGAAATGTTTGAAATCACCAAACTTGCCGCCAAAGACACGTTCACGCTCGAATTACAGGGGCCGGACGACCAGCCGCTGCGCGACGCCGACGGGAAACCGATCAGCATCACCGTGTACGGGCCTGGGTCGAAAGCCTACCAGCGCGCCAACAGCCAGCGCACGCAAAAGATCATCGACGCCATGGCCAAAAAAGGCAAGTCGAAATTGAACGCCGATGAGCAGGTGCGCGAAAACGCGGCATTTCTGGCGGCTTGCACGGTGAGTTTCAACGGCTTCGAATACCAAGGCCGCGCCGATGCATTCGAGGCGGCCTATCTCGATCAGTCAATCGGATTCATCGCCGATCAGGTGAGCAAAGCGATTGGTGACTGGTCAAATTTTACGCAGAGCTGACCGACGAGGCCAGCCTATACGTGAAACAAATGGCATGGCTGCACGCCGTGCCAAAACGGCAACATAGCAAACTTGCGGGCAAAGCCGCACCAACCACGGAGGCCGCCATGACACGACAGGAACGAATGCAGGCCGCTGGCTCCGTGGTGCCAATGCCGCCATTGGGCGCAGCGCGGCACTTGGTTGAAGCGCTTTTCGATGCTGGCCCGGTGGGCTACGGTGCAATGGGCATCATCCCGCTGACGCACAGCGAAATAGCCGCATGGCAGGCCAACACCGGCGCAGAGCTGGAAGCGTGGCAGGCGCAGGCTCTGCGGCGATTGAGCCACGACTACGTGAGCATGAGCCAAAAGGCCGAAAGCGAAACCTGCACAGCGCCGTATTTCATTGGGCCGACGCAGGAAACCCGCGATGCTGTGGCGCGCGCCATAGCTGCGGCATTCCCCAGCAAATTGCAAGGGGCGGCGTCATGATCGCAGGCGCAACCACACTGCGCCTGCTGGCCGACATATCCGATGTGCAGCGCAAAATGGGCCAAGTCGGGACGGCGGCAAAAGGCGCGGCAGGGAAAGTCGGCGCGGCATTTGCGACCATCGGGCCGCAGGTAGCAGCAGCAGCAGCAGCCGCAGCGGCAGCGACGCTGATGCTGGTACGCAACGCCATCAACGCCATGGATCAGGTGAGCAAAGTCGCGCAGGGCGCGGGGCTGGCGGTGCAGGAGGTTGCGGGCTTGCAGCTTGCATTCGGGCAGGCCGGGATTGCAGCCGAGCAGATGACGCCTGCGCTCTCGCGCCTGAGCGTAGGCATAGCAA